ATTAATGAATAGGAGTTTAGGCAAATGGAAATTACCACAACCAACAGATGTAAAGGAAGAAAATGAGTGGCTACCTGTACCACGTATTGCTAGAACAGTTCCATTCGGGTACGAAGTGGACCCCAATGATGAAGACCTGTTGTTGCCAATACCTAAAGAACTCGATCATCTGGAAAAAGCTAAAACATATCTACGCCAGTATTCGTTGCGACAGGTTGCTGCATGGTTAAGCAAAAACACAGGAAGGTACATATCACATCTTGGACTACAGAAAAGAATAAAGCATGAACGACAGCGTAAGGACAAAGCTAGAAGCCTCCGTCAATGGGCAGACTATGCGGAAAAGGCGATCAAGAAAGCCAAAGAAATCGAAGAAAGTAGACTTGGTGCAAAGCGAGTCCATACCACAGAAAGTAGAGTATGATACACATGCTATTGAACGTGAAGCCAATGTACTATTCAAACCTAATGCTGGACCACAGACAGAGTTCTTAGCTGCACCAGAACGAGAAGTATTGTATGGTGGTAGTGCAGGTGGTGGTAAGAGTTATGCAATGTTAGCTGATCCATTACGGTTTATGGGTCATCCTGCATTTAGCGGATTATTATTAAGACATACAACAGAAGAGTTACGTGAATTAATATCTAAGTCACAGGAACTATATCCTAAAGTATGGCCGGGAATAAAATGGTCAGAGAGAAAGATGCAGTGGACCGCACCATCTGGTGCAAGACTTTGGATGTCATACTTAGATCGTGATGATGATGTCATGCGCTATCAGGGTCTAGCTTTTAGCTGGATAGGTTTTGACGAATTAACTCAGTGGCCTTCACCTTATGCGTGGAACTACATGAGATCTCGTCTACGTTCCACTGCCCCTGATTTAGAAGTGTACATGAGGGCAACAACTAACCCCGGTGGACCGGGACATGGCTGGGTTAAGAAGATGTTTATTGATCCAGCACCATACGATACGAGTTTTGCTGCAACAGATATAGAAACAGGAGAAGCACTAAAGTATCCAGCAGGTCATAGTAAAGCAGGTAGACCACTATTTAAACGTAGGTTCATACCTGCTAGGTTATCAGATAACCCATACCTGTCAGATACAGGTGATTACGAAGCAATGCTACTGTCATTACCTGAACATCAGCGTAGACAGTTGCTAGAGGGCGATTGGGATATTAAAGAAGGTGCAGCCTTCACAGAGTTTAACAGGCATATACATGTTGTTGAACCATTTGATATACCGAGTAACTGGGTTAAGTTTAGGGCATGTGACTATGGTTATGGTTCTTATAGTGGTGTTCTTTGGTTTGCTGTTACGCCAGATGAGCAACTTATAGTATATAGAGAGTTATATGTATCAAAAGTATTAGCTACAGATTTAGCTGATATGGTACTTGACTTAGAAGCAGGAGATGGTAATATAAAGTATGGAGTACTAGATAGCTCTGTATGGCATAAACGAGGTGACACAGGACCATCACTTGCAGAACAGATGATAAACAAAGGCTGTAGGTGGAGGCCATCAGATAGAAGTAAAGGAAGTAGAGTATCAGGTAAGAACGAAATACACAGAAGACTACAGGTAGATGAAGACAGTGAAGAACCCAGACTAATATTCTTTTCTAACTGTACAGAACTAATTTCACAATTACCTGCATTACCTATTGACAAACGTAACCCAGAAGATATAGATACACATGCAGAAGATCACTTATATGACGCACTACGATATGGGGTTATGTCAAGACCTAAGTTTAATTTATTTGATTATGATCCTAGCAGAAGACCACCAAGCACCATGCCAGTAGCAGATGCTGTATTTGGATATTAAGGAAAAAAATAATGGCAGATGATTTTACAATAGAACAAGACGCTATACATCTAGAGGACGCAGATGAGTCTAGAGATGAAGAAATAGCAAACCTAGTACCTTTTATAGTTGACAGATACAAAAGAGCAGAAGACTATAGGTATCAGGATGAAGAACGCTGGATAAAGTCTTACAGAAACTACAGGGGTTTGTATGGCACAGATGTACAGTTCTCAGAAGCAGAACGCTCTCGTGTATTTATTAAGGTAACTAAAACTAAAACCCTTGCTGCATATGGACAGATAGTAGATGTTTTATTTGCAAATAATAAATTTCCATTAACAATTGATCCTACACAACTACCCGATGGTGTAGCATCTGATGTACACTTTGATCCAAAAGAAACACCAGAGGTAAGTGATATACTAGATAGCCCTTATGGTTTTGAAGGTGATGGTAAAGAACTAGAACCGGGAGCTACACAAAAGTCATTAATGGATAAACTAGGTGAATATCAAAATAAGTTAGGAGATATAGAAGGTGTTAGAGAAGGTGTGGGTCAAACGGGTTCTGCAATTACAGTTAGCCCTGCAATGGTTGCAGCAAAGAGAATGCAGAAAAAGATACACGATCAGTTAGAAGAATCAGGTGCAAGTAAACATCTAAGAAGCACAGCATTTGAAATGTCTCTTTTTGGTACAGGTGTAATGAAAGGGCCATTTGCTATTGATAAAGAATATCCTAATTGGAATGATGATGGCGAATATGATCCACTTATTAAAACTGTACCACAAGTATCACATGTATCTGTATGGAACTTCTACCCAGACCCAGATGCTAACAACATGGATGAGGCACAGTATGTAATAGAGCGACACAAGATGTCACGTTCACAACTACGTGCACTTAAGAAACGCCCATATTTTAGGGACAGTGTAATTGAGGAAGTAATCACAAGAGGCGAAAACTACGAGAAGCTGTATTGGGAAGATGATCTATCTGACTATGCACCACAGCATGACATTGATCGTTTTGAAGTTATGGAGTATTGGGGTACAGTAGATATTGAACTACTAGAAGAACAAGAAATTACAATACCAAAAGATTTACAGGAGCTAGATGAGCTACAGGCAAATATCTGGATATGTAATGGCAGACTATTACGTGTAGTACTTAACCCATTTAAACCTGCTCGTATACCTTATATGGCAGCACCCTATGAACTTAATCCGTATAGTTTCTTTGGTGTAGGTATTGCAGAGAACATGGATGACACACAGACATTAATGAATGGCTTTATGCGTATGGCAGTAGACAATGCAGTACTGTCAGGTAACTTACTCATAGAGGTAGACGAAACAAACTTAGTACCCGGACAGGACTTAACAGTGTATCCCGGCAAGGTGTTTAGAAGACAGGGTGGTGCACCCGGACAGGCACTGTTTGGTACAAAGTATCCAAACGTATCTAGTGAAAACATGATGATGTTTGATAAAGCTAGACAGCTATCAGATGAGAGTACAGGTTTTCCATCCTTTGCACATGGTCAGACAGGCATAGCCGGTGTAGGCAGAACTGCATCGGGTATATCTATGTTAATGGGTGCAGCAGCAGGGGGTATTAAGACAGTAATTAAGAATGTAGATGACTATCTACTTAGACCATTAGGAGAAGGACTATTTCAGTTTAATATGCAGTTTGATTTTGACCCTGACATCAAAGGTGATCTAGAAGTATCTGCACGTGGAACAGAAAGTTTAATGGCTAATGAAGTACGTAGCCAAAGATTAATGCAATTTTTAGGTGTTACATCCAATCCAGCACTTGCACCTTTTGCAAAATTCAACTATATTATACGTGAGATTGCAAAATCTTTAGACCTTGACCCAGATAAGGTTACTAATAATATGGATGAAGCAGCAATACAGGCTGAGATTATGAAAGGTCTACAGCCAGAGCAACCACCAGCAGGTGCACAGCAACCACCAGCAGGAGCTAATCCAATGGATACATCAGGAGCAGGAGGAGGAACAATTGGAACAGGACAAGCACCAACACCGGGAGAACAAGGGTTTAGTGGACCGCCACAAGGAGCTACTCCGCAAGCTCAAGCCCCTAGTCAGCAACAACCGCCAATGGGTACTATTCAGTAGCTATTTAGATTCTATGATTGAAAGTGAAAGAAAAACATTAGAGCAGTCGATTGACATAGTTACAATGCACAGAGCACAAGGTGCAATCAGTGCGTATCAAAAGATTAAACAACTAAGGGAACACATAAATGTACAATAAACAAATGGAAATGTTTCAAGATGGTGGTTTAAAAGATCAGGGTGGATCTAAAGATCCTGTGTCTGGTAATGATGTACCTTCAGGCTCACTTAAAGAAGAGGTACGTGATGACATAGATGCAAAGTTAAGTCCGGGTGAGTTTGTATTTCCTGCTGACGTTGTGCGATTTATAGGTTTAGAAAAACTAATGCTTATGCGTGATAAGGCTAAGAAAGGTCTAGCTCGTATGGAAGCAATGGGTCAGATGGGTAACTCTGATGAAGCTACTATAGATGATGATGTACCATTTGGCATAGAAGATTTAATTATTGTAGCAGGATCACCTAATGATGAAATGAACAAATTAAATATAGGTGGTATGCCCTCTCAACAGCAACAGTCTAATCAAGCAGGTGGTGTACCGGGTCAGGGTAGGTTTGAACAAATAGTAGGGCAACCTATGTTTGAATCTACAACTAAAGTATTTAAGAATGACCAGAATCAAACGTTATACATTCCCTTTGTACGAGGACAACCTGTATATCAACCTCCTCCCGGTTATCGTGAAGTAACTCAAGAAGAACAGCAACAGGAAGCAACAACTGCAAATGTTGAATCTGCAAAAGTAGATCCTATAACTGAAACAGGTAGTGGTGAGCTAGGTGGTGGGCCAGATATAGATGATGTAGGCTATGATCAACTATCTGAAATAGAACAGGTAGAAATGGGATTAGATGCATTAGGTTTAGGACCAACTGGTGCATTTGGACAAGCAGTTCAAAATTTAGGTCCAGATTTTGTAGGATTAGGAATGGGTGCACTTGGAGGTGTTAAAGGCTATGGCACTATGGCACAAATGGCAGTAAATAAAATGGACCCAACTGCTAAACCACCCGGCACACTAGCTAGAGAAAAAGCAGAAGAAGATCTTAGAAGTGCTAAAGCTAAAGCTAGATCATTTTTAGCTATGTCACCACAAGAACAAGCTGAAGTAAGAGGCAGATCTAATCAAGCTATAGCTGATAGAAATCAATCATCTTACATGGATAGAGTAGGTGCAAGTAAAGAAATGAGAGATGATGCAGTTGGAGTAATGGGTACTGTAGGTGGTGTAGCAACTACTATGTCTGTTGATGTACAAACAGGAGTTGTTACAGATACTGTAACAGGTGATGTTATTGGCGGTAAAGATGCAGATGCTGCTCGTTCTGCTGTAACATTAGGTATGCAGGAAGCAAGTTTTGCTCAAGATCCTACACCAGATCCAGATATAGATCAAAAATCAGAAGCAACACAGTCTGATCAAGCAGGTGGAGTAGCAGGTCCAGATCCAGATCCAGATCAATCAGAACAGTCTGATCAAGCAGGTGGAGTAGCAACAAGTAAGGGAGGATTTATACCTAAAAGAAAAAAACAAAAAAAGATGAAGCGTGGTGGTTTAGCTTCAAGATAACAAACCACATGTGTTGGCTACCTATGCCCCTAATAAGGCTACCATAGCCCCAACGAAAGGAAATATAATATGTCAGACGTAACACAAGTAGAAGTAGAACCAAGTAAAGTAGCATTTGTATCTAGACCATACAGTAAGGATGAGAAACTTAAGAAGGACGAAGAAGAACTAGAACAGCTACTAGATGAACAAAAACAGGATGCCTCAACAGAAGAAGTAGAAGAAGAAGAACCTACTACTGCTGAAGAAAAAACATTTAAGAAAAGATACTCAGATCTACGTAGGCATCAGCAGAAACAGACAGAAGAACTAAAGACTGAGATAAATGCACTTAAGAACCAGTTAGAACAGTCAACTAAGAAACAGATTAAACTTCCTAAGTCTGACGAAGATATAGAAACATGGGCTAAAGAGTATCCTGATGTAGCTGCTATAGTAGAAACAATAGCTATGAAGAAAGCAGCAGAACAATCAGCTAGTCTAGAGCAACGTGTTAAAGCATTAGATGATATGCAACAGGACGTAAGCAAACAACGTGCAGAGACAGAGTTGTTACAGATGCATCCAGACTTTGATGAGATACGTAACGATGATGACTTTCATGCATGGGCAGATGAACAGCCACAATGGGTACAGAATGCTCTCTATGAAAATGATAATGATGCACGATCTGCTGCTAGAGCAATTGATTTGTACAAAGCAGATAAGAATCTTACAACTAAGAAAGCTAGTAACAAAGATGCAGCTAAGTCTGTATCTACAAAAGGAAAGCGTAACAAACCTGTAGAAAATGAGTCTAGCTCGTTTCTAAGAGAGTCTGAAGTACAGCGTATGACCGCAAAGGAATACGAAAGTAGATCAGATGAAATCATGGAAGCTATTAGACAAAACAAGTTTGTATACGATTTATCTGGATCGGCACGTTAATTAGTGTTGACAAACAGTAGATTGTGTATATAACTATACTCAGTCGCAAGATGTAGTTAGCCCTTGAATAAGACTACCTAACTATGTCTCACTATACTTCTAAGACAACCCGATGAAGAAGAGCCTATGTGTAGTTGGCCTTACACGTACAACCTCTTAGTTCACGGCCCTTAAGGTAGATAAAAATAGTGTACAATATGTACACATGGGATGTCGTATATAGGAGAAAATAAAATGGCATTTTCAACTGCAACAGGCTACGGCAACCTGCCTAATGGTAATTTCTCACCAATTATCTACTCTAAGCAGGTACAAGTAGCTTTTCGTAAGGCTTCTATTGTTGAAGCTATTACAAATAGTGACTACTTTGGCGAGATCGCAAATATGGGCGATAGCGTTAAAATAATTAAGGAGCCAGAAATCACGGTTAAAGCGTATGCTCGTGGTACTACGATCACTCCTCAAGACTTGGATGATGAAGAGTTCTCTCTTACCATTGACAAAGCAAACTACTTTGCATTTAAAGTCGATGATATTGAAGAGGCACACTCTCACATCAACTTCCAACAGCTTGCAACTGATCGTGCAGCTTACAGATTAGCTGACCAGTTTGACCAAGACGCTCTTGGTTACTTAGCTGGTTTTAAACAGTCTGCATTGCACTCTGCTCCAGACACAGTAAATACTACTGTTAATGGTGCTAAGTCAGTATCAACTGCTGGAAGTGACGAACTACTGTCTTCCATGAAAATCATGGCTGACTCTTTTGGTGGTTCTTCCAGTAACGCAATTGGTATTCAAGCTCGTGCTGGTGGTGCAACTTCTGCTACACCGGGTTCAGGTAATGCTAACCCATTGCAAATCGTAGCTCGTATGGCTCGTTTGCTTGATCAGCAAAATGTTGACACCAACAATCGTTGGCTTGTTGTTGATCCAGTTTTTGTTGAAGTTCTCAAAGATGAAGACTCTCGTCTTCTCAATGGTGACTTTGGTGGAAGCGGAATCCAAAATGGTCTTATACTAAATAACCTTCATGGTTTCAAAGTATACATGTCTAACAACCTACCTTCTGTTGGAACAGGCCCATCTACTACTGGTGGTACTAATGCTTCTAACTACGGTGCACTTGTTGCTGGACATTCTTCTGCTGTAGCAACTGCCGAGCAGATTAATAAGACCGAAACATACCGTGACCCTGATAGCTTTGCCGACATAGTTCGGGGAATGCATTTGTATGGACGTAAGATACTTAGACCTGAAGCTCTAAGTGTTGCACGTTATTGCTTGGTATAAGGAGACTGAATCATGGCTACAGTAACAACCTTAAGTTCAGCGGCTCGTGGCTCAGATGCCAGAGGTCGCGCTCCTTACTTGGTGCAAAATAGTATTGACTTTGGAGCTGCTGCTACCGCTAAAGGTACTGCACTAGCTGCTGCCGATATTATTGAAGCAATCACAGTTCCTGCTAATACTATGATCTTGGATGCTGGTTTTGAAGTAACAACAGTTCACGCTGGTACTTCTTCTGACTGTGCACTTGATCTAGGAGTTACAGGTACTGATGTTGATGCATACGTTGATGGCTTTGACTTTGATGCTGCATCAGCAGGTGCTTATAGTGTAGGTGCAGGTAATGGACCTATCACTGTTGGTGCAACTGCCGACACGCTTGATGTTTTAATTCAGGCACAAACTGGAACTACAACGGCTGGTGTTATCCGTGTCTTTGCATTATTGCTAGACGTTGATGACATAGGCACTGTAGGTGCAGATGAAGTGGATCGTGATACACTCGCGTAACACATGTGGAAGGGGTGGGGTAAACCTGCCCCTTTCTACTTAAGGATATATTATGGCTACAACATTTCTAACATTAGTTAATGATGTCAATAAAAGGCTGAACGAAGTTGAGCTTACTAGTTCTAACTTTGCTTCAGCCACAGGTTTTTATGCACATATAAAAGATGCAGTCAACTCTGCTATACGCTACATAAATGAAAGCGAGTATGAGTGGCCTTTTAATCATTCAGAAAAAGAACAAACATTAGTTGCTGGTACAACACGATATGCATTTCCAACAGATGCTAAACTTATAGACTTTGAATCATTTAGAATAAAAGAGAATGCTACACTAGGAAATGACACAAAAAAACTAGCTTTAATTACATACGATGAATACTTAGAAAAATACGTGGATCAGGAGTACGCTGCAAGTCAGACACGTGCACTGCCACGTTTTGTTTTTCATGGACCTGATCTAAAGTATGGTTTGATAGAACCACCTGATAAGGCATATACGTTAGTATTTGACTATTATGTATTTCAGGCAGATCTATCTGCTCATGGTGACACAATGGTTATCCCAGACCGTTTTAAGCACGTTGTGGTGGACGCTGCAATGTTTCATGCATATATGTTCAGAGGTAACACTCAAGATGCTGTGGTGGTCAAGGAGAGAGCAGATGAGGGCATTAAAGCAATGAGGTCTATGTTAATTAATCGTTATCACTATATGAGGTCTTACATGATACCTGCTGCAACAGGAGGACGTAGACTAGGTTCATCTAGGTCTACAGCAGGATCGAGCTTGGATAGTCTATAATGCCTGATGCATGGGAGACATTTAGAATAGAGTTTAAAGGTGGGCTAGTAACTAATCTCAGTCCATTGCAACAAGCTATCAATGCTCCCGGTTCTGCCAGAATACTACGTAACTACGAACCATCTATTGATGGAGGTTACAAACGTATACAGGGATATGAAAAGTTTGATAGTGCTATTATAGCACCATATGGTAATCCAGTTGTAAATGGTGCATCTCAATCGGGTACATCATTATCACTAAGAGCTATACATACTACACCTGCTGTTGGTGACACACTTACAATAGATGGTGTATCTGGCACATACACAGTAGCTTCAGGTGGTGTTAGTTACACTGCTGCTAGAGATGAAGTTACACTAACACTTACTAGTTCTCTAGCTTCAAGTCCTGCTAATGGTGCAGTAGTTACATTTGCTACAGTTACTACAGCTAACTATGCAAATGGTATGACCTACTTTAATAGTAAAGCTGTTGTAGCTATGAATGCTGACATAGTAGAAACAGCAGGTAGTGGCTATACCAAAATAAATAAACCTAACTATGGTACACCATTAGTTGATGGTGCAAGTCAAACAGGTACAACTTTAGTTGCAGATGCATTTGATACGTTTCCACAAGCAGGTGATGTATTTACAATTTCAGGTATAGATAAAGTATATAGAGTTGAAACAACTGTCTCATCATATTCTGATTCGGCTAGTAAAGAAGTAAATATAACTATTCATCCTGCACTAGCAAGTAGCCCATCAGATAATGCAACTATAACATTTGTATCTAGTGATAGGGAAGGTGCAGTTAATACACGTTTTGACATTATTGACTTTACAGGAACTAAAACACTTGTAATAGTTGATGGAGCAAATGCACCTGCATTATACAATGGCACTACATTTACTGTGCTAGATAGTGCACCTTCTGATGTTATAGGTGCTACAGTTGTAGCTACACATAAAAACCATATCTTTTATGCTAAAGGTAGAGTATTAAGTTTTGGATCACCACTAACTACTACAGATTTTGAAAGTAGTAATGGTGCTGGTAATATTGGTTTAGACAATAGTATAGTAGCAATAAAAAGTTTTAGAGATCAGCTTATAGTATTTACAGATTCATCTATCTTTAGATTAAATGGTGACGCACTAGCAACTTTTAATTTACAACCTATTACACGTGACATAGGATGTATACAAACCGATAGTGTACAGGAGATAGGTGGTGATGTTGTATTCATGGCTCCTGATGGTTTAAGGCTTCTTAGTGCTACTGAACGTATTGGTGACTTTGGATTAGCACCTATTACTAAAAAAATACAGGGTACATTCAATGAGTTTGTAAAACTACATACAGACTTTTTTAGTTTGGTTATACGAAATAAATCACAATATAGGTTATTTGGTTGGAATAATAGCTTTACAAGACCTAACGCACAAGGTATACTGTTCACACAATTTGCATCTCCCGGTGAAGCATCTGTTATTGATTTTGCAGAAACCAGAGGTATACAAGTAACAGCATGTGCAAGTGTGTATTCAGGAACAACTGAGTTTGTTTTGTTCTCAGGTAAAGAAGGTTTCTTACATAGAATGGAAAATGATACATCTAGTTTTGATGGTAATAATATAGCAACTACATTTGCTACACCTTTCTATCCTATTAATGATCCACGTATACGAAAAACAATATATAAAGCTCAGTTCTATTTAGATCCAGAAGGAAGAGTAAACTTTGATCTAAACTTAAAATTTGACTTTGATGAAAGTGGTGCTGTAGTCATGCCAGCAGTAACATTTACAAATGCATCTAGTAATCAGGCACAGTTCTATGGTATTGGTGCATATGGATCTGCTACATTTGGTGCTAAGTTACAGAAAGTATTTTCTGCACAGACTACAGGATCAGGTAATACTATATCTGCACAGTTTGAAGCAGATAATAATACAGATGTTCCATATGCGCTTGACGCATTGACACTGGAATATGCAACACATGCAAGAAGGTAATTAAAAATGGGAACAGGATATACACGTAACGATACTGCTAACAATATTGCTGATGGTAATATTATTAATGCCTCTGACTTTGATGGAGAGTTTGATGCTATCGTAACTGCCTTTAGTACATCAGGACATACACATGATGGTACATCAGCAGAAGGTGGGGCAATAACTAAACTAGGACCAGCACAACAACTTACTATAGCAGCAACTGCTATTACACCATCTACTGATGATGCATTTGATTTAGGTTCTAGTGGTACAGAGTTTAAAGATTTATATATTGATGGTGTTGCTTATATAGATGCTATTAACTTTAATGGCACAGCTATCAGTGCTACAGCTGCTGAACTTAATATCATGGATGGTGACACCTCTGCTTCTACAGGTGTAACAATTGCTACATCAGATAAATTTATTGTTAATGATGGTGGTACAATGAAACAGCTTACGTTTGCTGATTTAGAAACGTGGGCAGAAACTAATATAGATACTACTGCAAACATTACAACTGTTGGTGCATTAGATGCAGGATCTATAACTTCTAACTTTGGTAATATTGATAATGGTGCATCTAACATAACATCAGGTGGTTTGTTAAAGATAGATGTAGATGCTGATGCAGATGACCTTACAGGTGACAGTGCTACTGGTAGACTTACATTAGGTGCAGGTGAAGATCTAAACTTATATCATGGTGGTACTAACTCTTACATAGTTAATGATACAGGCGATTTAATTCTTGACACAGCAGGTGATGTTGTACTTGATGCAAATGGTGCAGATGTATTATTAAAAGATGATGGCACACAGTATGGTGCTTTAACTAATAGTTCTGGTAATCTTATAATTAAGTCAGGGTCAACTACAGCACTTACAATGTCAGGTGCTGATGTTACTATTGCTGGTGACTTAACTATATCAGGTGATGACTTAACTATGGGTACAAATACTTCTGGTATGTTGCTTGTAGCTGATGGCACAAACTTTAATCCTACTGCTGTTACTGCTTTAAGTGAAATATCTACAGTAGCTGATGATGATGTATTTCTTGCGGTAGATACATCAGGTGGTGGTCTTAAGAAAATAGCTAGAAGTGCTGTTGTAGCAGGTCTTGCAACATCTTCTGCTATATCTAATGTTGTAGATGATAGTTCTCCACAGTTAGGTGCTGACCTTGATACTAACTCTTTTAATATAGCATTTGATGATGCACATGGTATTAATGATGATAGTGGTAATGAGTTTATTATATTTCAAAAAACAGCTACAGCAGTCAACCAGCTAGACATTACTAATGCTGCTACAGGTAATCCACCAGAGGTATCAGCTACAGGTGGTGACTCTAACATTAGTCTTAAGCTAACACCTAAAGGTACAGGTCAGGTTGTATTAGATGGTAATGTAGGTATAGAAAGTGGTCTAATTGATCTTAAGAATGGTGGTTCTGTATCTTCTATACGTTTTTACTGTGAGTCTTCTAATGCCCACTATGCAGCAATCAATGCTCCTGCTCACAGTGACTTTAGTGGTAATGTAACACTAACTCTACCAGTTACAACATCTACATTAGTTGGTGATACAGCCACACAAACACTTACAAACAAAACTCTTACTAGCCCAGTACTTAATACAGGTGTTAGTGGTACGGCAGTTCTTGATGAAGATAACTTAGCTTCTGACTCTGATACTCAACTAGCTACACAGCAATCTATTAAGGCATATGTAGATAACTCAATGACATCTGCTGTTACTGCCAGTTCTACAACTACACTTACTAATAAAACACTTACTGCTCCTAAGTTTGCTGATGCAGGTTTTATAGCAGATGCAAATGGTAATGAACAGGTTGTATTTCAAACTACAAGTTCTGCTGTTAACGCTCTTGAAGTAACTAACTCTGCAACAGGCAATGCAATTGTTGTTGGTGCATTTGGTTCAGACTCAAATGTAGATATAGATATTACACCTAAAGGTACAGGTGAAGTAAACATAGCAGCAGGTAATTTAAACTATGCAGGTACAGCTATAACAACTACAGGTGCTGAAATAAATTTAATTGATGGCGATACAGCTAGAGGTACAACAGCAGTAGCAAGTGGTGATGGTATACTTATTAACGATGGTGGTACAATGCGTATGACTAATGTTGATACTGTATCTACATACTTTGCTGGTCACTCTGTTGGTGGTACTAATATAGTTACAACTGGAGCACTAAATGCTGGTTCTATAACTTCTGGTTTTGGTAACATAGATACTGGGTCATCTACAATTACAACCACTGGTCTTATATCTGGTGGGTCTTTAGATATTGATAATGTTTTAATTAACGGTACAACTATAGGTCACACAGATGATACCGATTTAATGACATTAGCTGATGGTATTCTTACTGTTGCTGGAGAAGTTTCTATGACTACTTTAGATATTGGTGGTACTAACATAACCGCAAGTGCTGCTGAACTAAACTATGTAGATGGTGTAACTAGTGCAATACAAACGCAACTAGATGCTAAGGCATCAACTGGAAAAGCAATAGCTATGGCAATGGTCTTTGGGTAGTATAGAAAGAAAGATTTATGAAATACATTATAGAGTTAATTAAGAAACATCAAACATGGTTTAAAACAGATGACCTACTTGAACCTTGGGTTGGTGGTTATGGTTTAGATAAACTAAACATAGAAACTGAAGAGGAAAATAAAAATGGCAGCACCTAATATTGTTAATGTAGCAACAATTACTGCAAAGACAGCAACCGCATTATTAACAGGAACTTCAGTAGTACCTGCTGTAAATAATCCTGCATCATCTGGTAAGGTAATGAAAATAAACAGCCTCATTATATCTAACGTAGATGGTACAAACTCAGCTACTATAACTGTAGCGATATATCCGAATGACGATTTAGCAGGGACAGCAGTAGTTATTGCTTCTACTATAGCAGTACCAGCAGACTCATTCGTAGTTATTATAGATAAGAACCAAGGGCTATACTTAGAAGAAGATAAGTCTCTTGGTGTTACTGCAAGTGCAGCTAACGATTTAACGTACACAGTTACATACGAAGAACTTTCATAGGAACTTAAATGAGATCTGTAGGTGACATAGCTTTAGATGCTGAAGTACGAGCTATTGCTAGTGGTGCAATAACAGATGGTGGGCCAGTTATCGTAAACTCTGCTGGTACTGTTAGTGGTGTCACTGCTGCTACAGCATTAACAGTAGGTACAGCAGTTGAGTTTGATACAAACTCAGCAGGATCAAAAGATGTTTGTTTCGATAGCAACAGCAATAGAGTGTTTATTTCTTATCGAGATGCAGGTAACTCTAATTATGGCACTGGTGTTGTTGGTAGTATTAATCCAGCAGATAACAGTGTGTCTTTTGGAACACCTGTTGTATTTGAATCAGGATCTACAGCAGAAATAGATAACTGTTTTGATAGCAACAGCAATAGAGTTGTTACGGTTTATCAAGATCAAGGCAATAGTAGTTATGGTACTGCTGTAGTTGGTAGTATTGATTCTTCTGATAATTCAGTATCTTTTGGAACACCTGTAGTATTTAACAGTGGGGGTAATAGCTATTACAATAGTATAGCTTTTGATAGTAATGTTAATAAAACATTAAATAGCTATAACAATTCTGGAGATAGTGAATCTCACTATGCTATTGTAGGAACAGTTGATCCTTCAGATAATTCAATAAGTTTTGGTACTGCCGTAAAATATGAAACAGGTGGAAGTAGTAGTGGATATGGGCAGGTTGTATTTGATAGTTCAGTTAATAAGTTTGTTTTAGCATATCAAGATGGTGGAGATAGTAATAAAGGTAAAGCAATAGTAGGAACTATTTCTGGAACTGATGTAAGTTTTGGCACTGCTGCTGAATATGAATCTGGTGCTACAGTGTATGTAGCTGGAACTTTTGATAGTACTAATAATAAAACAGTTATTGTGTATGTTGACCAAAACAATTCTAATTATGGCACTGCTGTAGTTGCAACTGTAAGCGGAACTAGCGTAAGTTTTGGAACACCTGTTGTATTTGAATCTGCTACTACTATAACTCCAGAAGCTGAGTTTGATGCTTCTGTAGATAAAGTAGTAGTAAACTATAGAGATGGTGGGAATAGTAATTATCATACTGTAGTTTTAGGAACTGTTAGTGGAACTAGTATATCTTTCGGAACTCCATTTTTACTTATATCTGGTTTAGTACATTCTGTAGAAGATCATATGACATATGACAGTCATAATGAGCGAATGTTTTTTGCATTCGGGGATGCTGGAGATAGTAATAAAGGAAAAGGGGTTGTTTTAAGAAACGCTGTACCAACAAACATAACATCAGAAAACTTCATAGGCTTTGCACACGCAGCATATGCAGATGGACAAAAAGCTACTGTAAAAACTACTGGATCGATTGCTAGGAATATACCGCAAATAGCATCTGCTTCTAGTACTCTAGGTACTGCTGTTTCTTTTGAGTCTGCTACTACATCTCGTATTGCATCTTGTTTTGACAGCACTAATAATAGAATTGTTGTTTCTTATGTAGACTCAGGAAGTGATGATGACGGTACTGTTGCTGTAGGTACGGTAAATGCTTCTGATAACAGTATTAGTTGGGGTACACCTGTAGCATTTAATAGTAATGTTAAAATAACAGATAGTCAGATCATACACGATTCTAATAGCAACAAAATTGTTGTAGCATATACAGATGAAGACAATTCGTTTTACGGCACTGGAATTGTAGGAACAATAGATACTTCAGACAATAGCATATCGTTTGGTTCTCCAACTGTATATGAAAGTGCAAACACTAATACCTCATCTAGAAACGGAATAACTTTCGATAGCAACTCTAATAAAGTTGTTATTGTTTACACAGACCAAGGAAACAGCAATTACGGTACGGCTGTTGTAGGCACAGTCTCTGGTACTTCTATTAGTTTCGGAACTCCAGTAGTTTTTGAAAGCGCACAAGCTATTCATATGGGGGCAACTTTTGACACTAGTAATAATAAAGTTGTTATCGCATATAGAGAT